GCCATGCGCAACCTGTCGAGCGCCCGCTCCGCGCCGCGGCGCGGCGAGACGGCGGCGACGAGCCGGTCGACCAGCGAGAGCTTGAGCCCCTGTTTCAACGGCCGATGGCCCGGCGGGCGAGGTTGCCGGCATAGCCGGTGACGACGCGGTTGTCCTTCAGGCTGCCGCCACGGCCCGACACCTCCGCCTCGATCTCGTCGCGGATCGACTGCATCTCGGCCAGCGAGCGGTAGACCACGCGGCGGTTGTCCGCATAGGTCACCTCTTTCGCGCCGGTGGCGATGGCGGCCCTGATGTTGTCGAGGTCGGACTGGACGTAGGCCATTCGCTTCGCTGCCTTGTGACGGCTATCGCCCCAGGAACCCCGGCCGGCGGCCGAGGAATCCGCCGCGCTGCGGCTGGGCCGGCGCGGCGGGCTGGGAGGGAGGTTCGGCGGCAGACGCCGCCTTGCCGGTGAACAGATCCTGCGGGTCCGCGCCCATCGGCGGGCCGTGGCGGCGGGCGAGCACCGCCCATTCGTCCGACGTCATCCGCACGAGGCCGAGGTGTTCGGCGATAGCCAGGTTGTAGACCCGGCAGTCGAGGAAGTGGTTCTCGGCGTGCCGGACCCATTTCCGGCCGGTGGTGCGGCCGCGGACGATAATGTCTTCCAGCGATTCCGCCGTGATCTGCCGGAAGTAGATTTCATCCATCCAGGCGCCGAAGTGGCAGTAGCCGTCCGGGTCCGTCTCCGCGCCGGAGCGCACGCCGAGCCGGCCGAGATCGGCGTAGAACGAGCCCTTCAGGGACCAGGTGCCGATCGCCCACACCTTGCAGCCCTGCCGCACCTTGCGGCCGCCGAGGTTGATGTCGACCAGCTGCGGCAGGCCGATCGGCGGCCGGCCCCAGCCTTCCAGCCCCTTGATGGCGTAGACGACATCGTGGCCGGTGAACGGGTGCGGGCGCTGCGCTGCGCGCACGAACGAATAAACCGTGTGCGTGTTGAAGCCGGAATCGACCGCCAGCGCGTCCACCTTGCGCATGCGGCCGAACGCATCCGGGAACTCGCGGTCGAGCACCTGCTCGCGCAACTGCCGGAAGGCCGGGCCTTCGTGCGAGGCGGTGTCGCCGTCGATGTAGAAGGCATCGACCACCCAGGTTTCGCGGTTCTCGGCGTGGGCGAGGATCTCGACCCAGATGCCGCGCAGCTGCACGTCCGCCGCCGCCGTCAGGATCAGACCGCGCGCCGGCACATGGCCGCGCCGCAGGTGATCCTCCCGCCGCTCCATCAGCCGGACGTGATCCGGCGCGTCGCCGCGGAACTTGTAGGGCAGGCCCAGCACCAGGTTGTGAAAGTCCTTGCGGCCCTTCTCCGACTTGCGCTGTTTGAGCCAGTCCTCCGCGATCGCCTCATAGCTCATCATCAGCGAGACGAAGGCGTCGATGTGGAAGCCGGGATGATCCGTTACGGCCGGGCGGGCCGGCACCCACAGCCCCGCGCGCACCGCCTGCACCCGCTCGGCCTCGCCGATTGCGTGACCGCAGTGCGGGCACGGATAGTGCGAGCGGTGCGGGTGAGCCTCATCGACGCGAAACGCCGCGAATTCGTGCACGAACAGGCCGCCGCATTCCGGGCACGGCACCTGCCAGAAGCGCTGGTCGCTTGCCTTGAACGAACGATCGATCCGGCAGTGGCCGGGCATCTCGCCGGCCTCGTCGCCGGTGTCGATTTCCGGCGTCGAGATTTCGAGGATCTTGTAGGTTTTATGCCGGCGAAACGCCGTGAAACGGCCGAAGAACAGCGATTCCGGGTCACCGAACCCCGGAATATCGCCCCATTTCGACACCTCGTCCTTGACGCCCTTCTTCACCGTCTTCGACGAGAGGTCCATCACGGCGTTGGCGTTAGCGAGGCTCAGATAGCCGCCGGCGAACTTCTTCTCGTAGGTGGTCGAGCCTGTGCCAGACCGCGAGGTCTGCGGCTCGATGACCGTGCGGCGGCGGTGGCGCTGCCAGGCGTCGATCAGCGGCTGCAGCTTCTGGCCGTTGAGATCGCGCAGCGCGTCGATGCCAGGCACCGCGTAAAGCGTGTTCGCCGGCTCGCGGTCGGCGATGTAGAGGCACCAGCCGAGCGCTAGAATGGACGCGCCCGACTGCTGCGACTTGCGGATCGTCACCAGGTTGCACGGATCGTCGTCGCCGAGGCAATCGGCGATCTCGGGTAGGTAGGGCGCGCCGGCAGCGTCCCAGAGCTGGCCGGCCTGCGGGCCGTCGACGAGCACCAGGTTCTTCGCCAGCCACTGCGACAGCGGCAGCGGCGGCAGCGGCCGGATGCCCGCCGCCAGCGTGCTTGCCGTGAGGCGGCGCTCGTCGGGGTGCAGCAGATCGGCCAGCGCCATCAGGCGGCGGCCCGCTGTTCCTCGGCCTGTTCGGACTCGTGATCGAGCGCGCGGGCGATTTCCTCGCGCATCGAGACGGCCAGCTTCTTCAGCGCCACCCGCAGGCCGTGCGAGCCCTCGCGGGCCACGGCGGCGGCGAGATCATCAGCGGCGTTCGGCAGACGGTCGACAATCTGGGCGATCGTCACCGCCGAGGCGGCGATAGCGTCGCGGATCTCGGCGGCGCGCACCAGCTCGCCCGCCATCTGCGCCAGCTCGAGGCGCTTGCGCTCGGCCTCATGCCATGTCTTGAGGCGCAGGGCCTCGTCATAGGATTCGTTGTTCGGCGCCACCGGCTCGTCACGCGCTGGAGCCTGCGCCTTCGACGGATCGGAATAACGGTTCAGCAGGTAGTCGAACTCGGCCACGTTCACGGCGGCGACACGGCCCTGCCCGTCGCGCTCGACGGTCAGGCCGTGCTGCTCAACGAGACGCTTGACCTTGTTGGATACGGTCGGCTTCGAAACACCGTCGCGCCGGGCGATTTCGGCAATCGACGACATGACCGTTCGGGGCGCGTTAGCCCCGATCGGCTCGGCCGTTAGCATCGTTAGCCCTGACCATCATCAAGCCTCACTGCCAATTTTGCGCACTGCCGCCGCCGCGCGCCACGGCGGGGGGTGGGGAAGGACCCGCCGCTCTATCCCCTCCCCGATCCGGGGCTTCGTCGTCGGGTCAGCCGAACAGGCGCGCGATGCGGCGCTCGACCTGCGGCACCACATCGAAAGCGACGGCGAGCACGAAGCGGTCTGGCACGACACCCTTCACGGCCTCCTTGGCCATGTTCGGGCCCGCCAGCTTGCGGATTGGCTTGCGTGAATCCCCACGCCGGGCGCGCAGGTCACTGGGGTCGCCCTTGAACGCGAACGACCGCGCGAATGTCCGCCTCGCCTGCCACGGCGCAGCGCTCACGCCCTTGCGCGTCACGCTTGCGCCGAAATCGTTGATCCTGGTGCGCTTCGGACTGACCGCTATCGTGAAGCGCAGCGCATCCGGTTGCTGGATGTTTCGCACCCGCTCGTCGATGACCTTCGCCCGCTTCGCACCGCTCTGCTCGCGCAGCGCCCGCTTGACGACGGTTTGCGTTTTCAGCGCGCCGTCTTTCAGGCCGCGCCAGATTTCCTGCGGCAGTCTCGCGCTCACATGCCGAAGCGCCTTGCTCGTTGGGGCCAGTCCCGAGACGTCGACATGCAGCGTCACCATGCTCATCGCCTGCCCCTCGCCAGCCGCGCTCTTGCCTCGACCACGCGCCGCGCTGCGACCGCTTTCGCGTCATCCGCCAGCGATTGCACCACCTGCGCCGCAGCCGGCAGGATCGCCGAGCGGTCGCCTGACCTGATCGCATCCACGATGATTTCGCGCCGCCGGGCGCAGCCGCCGCATGCCATGCCTATGGTCAAGAAAAAGCCCGGCAGCGTCTCCGCTCCGGGCTGATCGTTTTAACCAATGCAACGCACGCAAGGTGCAGAGCAGCTTGCGCGAGGGCATCGGGGCTTTCGCCATGCGATGATTCGCGGCGACGATTCAAACCAGCGAACAACCGAATCGTTACTCGGCCGCTTCGAGTCTGTCAACGGAGACGTCCATCTCGCGCACGCTGCCAAGCATCCGCAGCATCACCACGACGCGCTCCGCATCCTTCATGCGAACCACGCGCAGAACGCTGCGCCCGAACAGCGTGGCGAGAATGGTATCGTCCACCACCCGCACTATCTGCCCCGGCTCGAATCTGCGCCGCGCCTTCGCGATCGGCCGCAGCGTCACAGGATCGATACCCGCCGTCCGGTCAAAACGGCCCGCGGCCTGCGCCTCCGCCAGCCGCTCTACCAGCCGGGCATGAACCGCGCAGTCGCCGGCCGCGCCGTGCACGAGATAGCCAACCGCCTCGATATCGATGATCGCGCGCCGCACATGCGGTCGCAGGCCCACGAACACATAACCGGGAAACAGCGGCCGGTGCTCGCGCCGCCTGGTGCGGCCCCGCGTGATCCATGCCGTGAGCATCGGCGTCCACGCGGAATAGCCAGCCTCCGCCAGATCCTCGATCGCGGCCGGTTCGCGCCGCCCGCTCACGAACGCGATCGCCCAGCCGTTCACGCCGCCCCACTCCGGCATCGCCGCTGGCTCGATCGCGCCGTCGTCGACGCGCAGCCGCCCATGCTGCCGATACGTCCGCGCCGGCACGTGGCTTTGAAGGCTCGCCAACTTGGCCGCCATGTGCTTGCGCGCCCGCTGGAAGCGCCGCTCCGCCCTGTCGAGCCGCTCCCGTTCCGTCATCGCCATTTCGTCGTCGCCGCTCATGCCGCCTCTCCGCCATCCGTTTTCGTCACCGCCTGCGCCCGCACGAACCCCGCCATCCGCGCCTCGCGCTCCCGCATCGCCTCGGCCGCCGTCCTGTCCGTCGCGCAGCCGTCGAACAGCCGCGCGATCATCGCCGGGCGCGTCTCGCCCGTACGCATCAGCCTCGG